TTCATCAGCCACTATAGACATATTATACCCGTTCTTGTGCTTTAAGCAAACCGGGTGATACTGTCCACATTACCATATCATCGGCCCGTACCTTAACGGTCTTGCGGTTAACCTTCATGATCTTACCAGACACAGTGCCGCGCTTGGCGCTATCAAACTGTACTTTATCACCCACACGGAATTTCATCACTGACATTGTAGCCAGAGCATTCCATCGGGCTTTCATCATAGTTGATGCATCTTTGAGATCATCGGAATTACAGCTGGAGATAAGATCAAGAAGCTGAGTACGCTGTGTTGCATTAAGTGACATTATATAGTTTCCTTCGTTTTCAAGTTGATATAATCTTTATAACCCATCAGTAAGCCCGTGTCAATTGCCTAATGTTACCTTTACCGTAAATATTTTCAAGCTGCATCCGGGCCGACATAGTATTTGCGGCGGTGACCTGAACTTTAATCGGGCCACCACCCAGCATGACGATTGCTGTGTACAGAATCATGCGGCAAATTTTTCCAAAAATTCACCCACCGTCAGTGCTTTACGGGCGCTGATAAGGGTTTGGGGTCCAAAAACCTTTACGGCTTTGGGTACATCCATACGCTTAAGTACTTCACCAAAGTTAGCATCAGCAGAAGCTTCAAGAATATTGTCGGACTTTTCGTCAAGCACAATATAGCCATCTGCGTTGTATTGTTCGATGATACTGGCGCGGTAGTCGAGGACCTCACGAAGAGTAGTGAAATCATCATCAATATCAATGCGATCTAGTTCCAAACCGTTCTTCAGATTTTCCCGAATGAACCGTGCCAGTACACCAGATTTCTTTTCAAACCGTACATCATTACGGAAAGCAATATCTTTGAACCACTCGAGGGTAAAGTAATCCTTTCGTACCATGATATAAGCTTCATGCTGGTTATTGGTGAGTACGTAGATTTTATGTTTCATGATATATTCCTTGTTTCGATATAATAACTATATCACAACTATAGCGACTGTCAACTCTTTTTTAAACCTTTTACGTGGGTAGCATGGATTTTACATCCTATAAAGGCATTATGATACTCGTCCGATAGAAGGACCTCTCGGTCTACTTGTTCTTTGAGTTCTAAATATGACATCTCACCTAAAGCTCTACATAAGTGTAGAATCTCTCGGTGAAAATTATCACGACCGTGTTCTTCGACTAAGGCTTTTACTTCCTCACTTGATCCGAAGTAGTCCATCCAATCGGATTCTTTAATGAATATCCGCTTACGTTTCTTACCTTTCAGTGGTGCTCGTCTCGTTTTGGAAATGAATTTCTTCTTTCCCACATATTTCTTATTGGTTTGTTTATCTGTGATGATATAGACAAAACCTATGTAGTCGCCTATATCATCACTTGTAAAGTCCTTACCTTTGTAGGTCCAAGTACTCATTCCTCATCCCAATACTCGAAACCTGATAAGTTATCATCAAGATCATCGATCAATTCTTCACCGCAGGCCGGACAGTAAGCAAGTTTATCCTCCTCGTGATCAAAAATTACTTCAAAACTTGTTTCACATAGATTACATTTAATCATTTTAGGCCTCACATGCTACACATTCAGTTGACATAACTCTCTTTCGGGTAAGTGCTTGAGCAGCAGACATAGAGAAACTATAATATAGACTCTTAATTCCCATCTCATGCGCGTACAGATATAGCTTATTAATATCCTTGACTGTCATACTTGGATCTAACATCAGGTTCAGGCTTTGTCCTTGATCCAAATATTCTTGACGGATAGCAGCATACTCGATAATAGTATTAGGATTAATCTCAGCGAATGTCTTAAATACTTCCTTTTCTTCCGGAGATAAGAAAGTAAGATGCTGAACTGAACCGTCCCGATTTTGGATAGATTCCCATACTTCGGGAGTATCTTTATCCATAGAAGCAAGTAGTTCCTTGAGATATTGGTTCTTGATTGTTACTTTCATCTTTGCAAGATCTTTCACATAACAGTTCGAGAACTCTGCCTCAATAGATTGACTGACCTGACCCAAGATAAAGCTACTGGATTTGGTTGGAGCAATAGCCATCTTAGTAGCATTACGAGTTCCATAACCAATAAGTAATGGTGGTTCACCTAAAGTTTCGGCCAACTCGGCTGATGCGGCATATGTTCTTTCCTTCAAGGTTTTAGCAATCTCGAAGTTCTTACGAGCAGCAGTACTAGATTCAAACGGAACCATCATAGACTGAAGATAAGAATGCCAACCAAGGATACCCACGCCGATAGCTCTATGATTAAGAGCGAACTGCCGTGCTCTCTCCAGATATGGCTTATCTTTGGTTTTAATGATGAATTCCTCACATACGGTATCAAGGAAATATGTGAGTACCTCAATCGCATCAGTTCCTAGAATATCTTCCCAATGTAGAACATTAATAGATGATAGCACACAAGTGAATGTTTCTGTTGATGAAGATGGTAAAGATATTTCAGCGCACATATTTGACGCATTGATCATCATATCTTTATCTTTATAGACTTGTGGCTTATTGTTGTTCACATTATCTTTAAATAGAATATACGGAAATCCAATCTCTGATCTACGCTGAAGTACTTTGGCCCAAAGTCGGCGCTTTTCACTATCACCGGCTTTCATCTTAGTAAGAAAGTCATCTGATACTGTAATACCCGTAGTGAGGCCTTGGATAGCATTACCCTCAGTTCCAATATCTAGAAACTCATCGGCATCTTTATGTTCAATATCTTGGTACGCCGTAAAGAAACCACGACGTACAGAGCCTTGAGATACGACCGAGGCCAGTGTATCATACATCTGCATGAAGTGCACCGAACCAGAAGATTCTCCCGAGAAGGCAATAGGTTCACCTCGACCACGAACATCACCAAAATAGCCCGATGTACCACCGCCGTTCTTCATCAGCATACCATTTTCGGCATGACCGTACAGAATAGATTCCATGGAATCTTCAATATGAGAACCAAAACAAGATACAGGCAAGCCACGTTCTTTACCATAATTTGCCCAGATGGGTGAAGCAAGAGAATAATATCCACGGGACATATATTCGTAGAATTTATCAGCATATCCGTCGAATTTAGCTTTACGATTATCTGTGTTGGCCATATTCTTAAGATGTTTCTCTGCGGTATCCGCAATTTCTCGGATACGATCTTCAGCAGAAGTTCCGTCAGTAATATAACCCCTTGATAAAAATTTTCTTGAATCGTCGTTTAGCCAGTAGAATTTTTTCATGTTTAGTCCTTAAAATAAGTCATCTTCGGTGAAAGCTTTGGTTTTCTTAGAATATGCAGTAGAGCGCTTGACAAAGAAGTCTATATTCTTTGTGCTCAGAATTTCTTCAACGAACCAACTTGTGGATTCGATAGCAGCCGGATCAACTTCATACAGAGGTTTCATATCAATGGCTTGCAATGACTGATTGAATCTGTGCTTCAGGAATTCTTTTACTGTAGCCTTTGGTAGGAAATCAAGATCACCGTTACCGTAAATCCAATCTACGATTGCAGATTCAGCTTTGAAGGCTTCACGACAAAGTCGATTGATATCTGCGGTAGTATCTTTATTGAACCAATCGGGATTCTCTTCACGAATGATATTAACTAAATCGAAGCCGAATCTTGCGTGAATATCTTCTTCTTTCGATGTTGCTTCAACCGCATTGGAAATACCCTTTAACACATTCTTATGCTTATTAAAGGCCATCATGATCAAGAATTGCGAAAACAAAGATACATTTTCCACAAACATCGAGAATAGAATGATGTTATGGAAGTAATCTTTGTTATCTGTTGGAGTTTGAATAGATTGTTCAAGATATGCAATTCGCTTTTTCATTGCAGGTACTTCTACGAGATTTGCAAATTCGTCATTGAGACCCATGATCTCAATCAAGTTAGAATATGCATCAGCGTGTCTGACTTCAGATTCTCCGAATGTGACACCCACAGCTTGAACCTCGGGTTTCTGCATCTTGTCACCGATTTTGGCCCAAAATGTTTTCACCTGAACTTCGATCTGAGAGATTGCCAACATTGCTTTCTTTACAATATCAACTTCTCCTTGAGACATTCTAACCTTCATATCTTGAATATCTGAAGAATAATTGAATTCTGTATGGACCCAATAGGAATGTCTAATTGCATCCACGTATTCCATAAGTTGGGGATACTCGTATGGTTTCAGAGCTACGCGTTTTCGAAAGATATCTGGCATGTTGCTATATCTGTAAAGGATATACTCCCTAGCTAAGTCGTGTAGACCCATATCCATGATAACATTCTCTACAGTCTTATGCACATCATCTACATTGACCATAATATCTTCATTATCTTCACCATTTACTGCCACTGTCACCTCTGCTGCTACTTCTTTAGCGAGTGACTTGCTTCGAATTCCTATAGACTTCATAGCTTTAGTTACGGCTGTAGCAATTTTACTTTCATCATATTCCTCTACTGATCCGTCTCTTTTGAGCACATGCTCAACAACTGGTGGATTAATATTCATATAACCATCCAACATTCCTGTTACCTCTCTTTTTGTCATTATACAGCCATCGGAGCTGTAAGTGCTTCCATCGGATCATAATCAAGTAATACAAAATCAGTTGGCGACAATTTCTTGATGTCAGAAATATCGAATGATTTTATTTCTGGCATTTTCAGTCTCGGCAATGATCTTGGTTTTCTCTGAAGTTGTTCTTTAACAACCTCAACGTGTGTACTATATATATGACTATCACCTCCGGTCCACACGAGATCACCTATTTGTAATGTGCATTTTTGTGCAATCATGTGTGCGAAAAGTGCATAACTGGCAATATTGAATGGCACACCCAAAAACATATCTGCGGACCGCTGATATAACTGACAGCTTAACTTACCATCCTGAACATAGAATTGGCAGAGAGTGTGACAAGGTGGGAGCGACATTTTATCTATTTCAGGTGCGTTCCATGAGGATAAAATAAGTCTTCTTG